GCTGCACCTAAGCTAAAGAAGGTACGTGCGCGTAATGCAGATGGTACACTACGGGGTGATAACCCTGATACACCAGATGTAGACGAGGCATGGACATACGTAGAGGATGGCGACTAATGGCCTTTACCAGTCAGGGCAAACCAGCACGTATCAAATCTGTGTACGGTCATAATACAGGCACTACAACAGAAACCGTGTACACTTGCCCTGCTAACTGTGTGGCAGAGGTAACGTTTATTCACGTAGTAAATGGTAGCTCTGGTAATGTGGACGTAGAAGTAGAGTGGTATGTATCTGCAGATAACTACACATCTCATTTTCTAGCAGGTAAAAACATTGCAGCAGGTGACTATCTTAGTTTTCCTAACATTGACCTTGTGTTGCAGCCTAATGATGAAATCCGTGTCACCCCTGCTACTGCAAGTCATGTAGATACCATTCTAACTGTAACAGAAACCTTTGTGCCAGTAGGGTAGCGGGTATTCCTAACTAGCAATTCTATTTTGTATATACATGTGTATAACTATCCCTGCACACAAATAGAAAGGGATAGTGCAATGTTTCGTAAAATATGGAAAGCAATCGAAGAATCAAACAAACGTCGTGTAGACTACTACCTACTAAGCAACATGACAGATCGTCAGTTAAAAGACTTAGGACTTACTCGTGGCGAGATTCGTTACCGCATTTATAATGACAACTAAACCAACAATTGTAATCTTGTTAACTTTGAGTATAACTATGGTTACAGGGTGTAATACTATAACATACACAGCTTCTTGCAAACCAGAGGATAGTGTATGTCAGAGAAACCAGAATGCACAAACCCTCGCACTTATTGGACAAGAGGATGCCGCTCTACAACTCATGTGTGAAGATAGCGACATTCGTAATACTCTTGGCGACGAGTGCGCTGGGCGGTGACGTTACAGGGGATTTCTCTACTAGCAACGAGAACAGCACTGTAGACAGTAACAATGTAGATGAGACTGTTACGAATAACTACAATGCTACAGGTGCAGGTAGCCCAGCGCCAGTCATGTCAGCCATAGCTCCTACTGTAATGGGGTCAGGTGGTAACGACTCTTGTTTGATTAGCAGGAGTACAGGCATACAGATTACCATGATGGGTGTGTCAAACGGTCGCATGGAGCAGGATGAACACTGTAACCGCAGAAAGAACGCTAGACTATTAGGATTACCACAACAGGTAGGTGGACTAGGGTTACAGGTATCAGCGATCAGCATCTTATGCCAAGACCCTACAGTGTTTCGCAGTATGATGTTAGCCAACACACCATGCCCTATAGCGAACACTACGACAGGTAAACTTCTTATGGGGAAAGCAGCTATAGCTAAATACAGGGAGAATCCAGAGCAGTACATAGTAGGCTACGAACTGGACAAAGCATTTTGGGATGCCTTATTAAAGGTAGAAGAGGAAGAATATGAAACACTCAAAGCTCTTGCTGACACTGAGCCTAAGCTCAGCATTAGCGATAGGTTCCGTACCAGCAAACGCAGAAATAAACCCGACTTACGAGATGACGGGGCAGGAGAAGATTGATTATCTGATCGGCTCTATCAACGACATTCAGGATCGTCTTATAGATGGTACTATTCGTAGTGTTGGTGCTGTAGGTTACGCTTCTATCGGTGGTGTCATTCAAGACGGCACGATGGATAACTCGTATATCACATCAGAAGAGCTAGGGCGTTACTTAGAAGCTAAAGACCTTGTACTTACACATGACTACGCTATTGCTGAGACAGCAGAGCAACTGTTCATGCAAGAACATACAGCAGCTATGAATAACTTGGCTACAGCAGTAGATGACCTAACAGCAGCTACATCTGTAATCATGACAGCGGTTGAGATAACCTCTGTAGCCAGTGAAGCTGATACAAAGCCTGAGCAAGTAGAACTACAGGATATGTTAAGCACAGATGCGTATAGTATTGACGCAGCAGAAGTAGATGAGTACAATGAGGCTATTGCAGCAGTAGCAGAGTTCTCTCAACAAGCGGGTGCTTTTATGGCTGCTGCTAACAATGACGAACTAACAGCTACAGTAGACAACTACGCAGCACAAGGTAACTTCATGGTAGGTAGCTATACTGCTATCACTTACACACAGAACATTGATGAGTTTGTGATTGTATGGGATGGCTTTGGTACAGGTTTCCAAGGATACCTAACACCAGACATGAAGAGTGCTGATGATGTATATGCTGCTGGTGAGTATATTAAACAGTATGGTGGATACCCAACACAATGAGCTACGAGTTTAGCATCGGTGGATATAATATTAAGGGGTGGATGGTCGCTGTCGGCCTCCCTGTCTTATCATCCGTTGCTGGAGGAGTGTGGTGGTCTTATGACACACTGCAACGTTTCTATGGGGTTGAAGCTGGTATTCAAGAAGTAGTAGATAAGTCTGCTAGTTTTGATAAGAAGGCCAGCGAGTTATCTTCACGTATTCAAACACTAGAGCAAGCAGTAGTAGACAATGATGTTCGTGGCCTAAATACAAAGCTGGCACAGCTATCCACTAACATGCAACAAATCCTAGAGCAACAGAAGATATTGCTAGACCTGCGTAGTCAAGTAGATAAAGCTACGACTATCACAGATGGCTTAGGTGATACGCTAGATGTACTTCAAACAGAGATTGATGACATCTGGAAAGCGTATGATGAACTAGCAGATAATCCCTTATAGGTGTAATATGGCAAGAGCGCTAACAGAGAAACAACAACGGTTCCTAGAGGTCTTGTTTGACGAGGCAGGTGGTGACGTTGTAGCAGCTAAGAAACTAGCTGGATACGGTGATAACTCTAGCACTACAGCCATTGTAGAGGCATTGAAAGATGAAATCGCAGACAAAACACGTACTTACTTTGCTCGTACTGCACCCAAAGCTGCTATGGCTATGGTTGGTGCTTTATATGATCCTACTGAACTAGGTATCAAAGATAAGATGTCAGCAGCTAAAGACTTGCTAGATCGTGCAGGACTTGGTAAAGTTGATAAAGTAGATGTCTCTTCTTCTAGTGGGGGTATCTTTTATCTGCCCCCAAAAGAAGGTGACAATGAGTAATTGCCAACATTCAACAACAACGATAGAGATTTAGGCTATTGGGAACTGCCTAGACCAAAGAAGGGTAAAGAACGAGAGTGGCATGTTATTGCTAGGGTAAGCAACAAAGTGCCATACGGATATGAGATACACCCTGAGAACGAAAACCTTTTACGCCCCATCCCAGAACAGCTAGAAGCATTAGAGCTTGCTAAACGGCATCTAAAACAGTATAGTCTACGTGATGTAGCCAGATGGCTGACAAAACAGACAGGCCGCGAAATATCTCATGCAGGTCTAAAGCAGAGAATTGAAATTGAGCGAAGACGTAAAAAAGCTGCTACAATTAAACGGAACCTTGCCAAGCGACTCGAAGCGGCGTTACAAGAAATCGAGAAGCTCGAAAAAGGCAGGGTCGGGGCGTACTCAGACAAAGAGTGAGGAAACGGTCACACCCCCAATAGAGACTGTTCCTGCCAGAGCAAAAGAACCTGAGTTTGATGTCGAGGCTGCACAGGATGTAGTGTTCAAGCCGAACCCCGGCCCTCAGACGTTCTTTCTAAGCGCATCAGAGCGTGAGGTTCTATATGGTGGGGCAGCAGGTGGCGGTAAGTCTTATGCGATGCTTGCAGACCCTTTACACGGTCTTAACAACCCTAACTTCTCTGGTCTACTTGTACGTCACACTACAGAAGAGCTAAGAGAACTAATCCAAAAGTCTCAGGAGCTATACCCACGTGCAGTACCCGGTATCAAATGGTCAGAGCGAAAGTCACAATGGACTTCACCCCAAGGTGGAAGACTCTGGATGTCCTATCTCGACAAAGATACAGATGTTACCAGATACCAAGGTCAGGCTTTTAACTGGATTGGATTTGACGAACTTACTCAATGGTCTTCACCTTACGCTTGGGATTATATGAGATCGCGTTTGCGTAGCGCACATGCAACAGATTTAGGTCTTTACATGAGAGCAACGACAAACCCCGGAGGAAGTGGACATGCGTGGGTTAAAAAGATGTTTATTGACCCTAACCCTGCTGGTAAGGCGTTTTGGGCTACCAACCTCGAAACAGGGGAAACCATCACCTTCCCTAAAGGACACTCTAAAGAGGGTCAACCTCTGTTTAAGCGTAGGTTTATACCTGCAAGTTTGTTTGATAACCCATACTTGGCAGACGCAGGTGACTACGAAGCGATGCTACTATCGCTCCCAGAACACCAAAGGAAACAGCTACTCGAAGGAAACTGGGACATCAACGAAGGTGCAGCCTTCCCTGAGTTCAGTCGTGATATTCATGTGGTTGAGAGTTTCGAGATTCCTGACACTTGGGTTAAGTTCCGGGCTTGCGATTATGGTTATGGTAGTTATACTGGCGTTCTATGGATTGCTGTGGCCCCTGACGAACAACTAATTGTATATCGTGAGATGTATGTGTCTAAGGTTACAGCTACAGACCTAGCTGATATGATCTTAGACGTAGAGAAACATGACGGTGGTATTAGATACGGTGTGCTTGACTCTTCTTTATGGCACAACCGTGGCGACACTGGCCCATCCCTAGCAGAACAAATGATCATGAAAGGGTGTCGTTGGCGTCCATCAGATCGCAGTAGAGGGTCACGTGTCGCGGGGAAAAACGAATTGCATCGACGCTTACAGGTTGATGAATTCACTGAAAAGCCTCGTTTGGTGTTTATGGATAACTGCACCAACACTATTGCACAAATCCCTAGCATACCGCTAGACAAGAGAAACCCAGAAGACGTAGACACTAACGCAGAAGACCACTTGTATGATGCTTTACGCTATGGTGTAATGACACGTCCACGTAGTCACAGTATTTGGGATTACAGTCCCGCAACACAGCGCACAGGCTTTCAGGCAAGCGACTCAACATTTGGATACTAAATATGGCAGAGAATGACGAATTAAACTTTGACACAGATGATGTCGTAGCAGCAGAAGATACGACAGATAGCATCTTTACTGAGGCATCTAGTGTTGTGGGCTTCGTTCAGGAACGCTTCCGTAGATCAGAGGATGCTCGTCGTCAGGACGAAGATCGTTGGCTACGTGCTTACCGTAACTA